AAAAACTCACCTTCTGGAAAAGTGAAGTCGTCGCGTCCTTAAGGTCACTCGCCGGATGCCCGTGGATACAGGTCATTGGAGCAAAGAAAAAGGGCTCGGAGAGTTTCCGAGCCCTTGTGTATGGTGGTGCATTGTGGACTCTGGTTCAATTCCACACCAACAGCACTTGAATACTGCTTGAGCGGTGGTTGCGTATGCAGTGCATAACTTACAAATTTCCGCAGCTACCTCTCGAATTAACTGGCTTTTCTCTCGAATCTACGCGTCAATGGTCTTCCCAAAAAAAAGGAAAAAACCATGACAGATTCCGTGAAACACCTAACTCAAAACGACCTAGCCAACAGATGGAACAAATCAGTCCATACCATCGAACGTTACCGTTGCGATGGCACTGGACCAGTCTATCTCAAAATTGGCGGCAAAGTAATGTACCGATTGATTGACATCGAAGCATTCGAATCCGAGCGCCGATTTCAACGCCCCGATGTACACAAGCCAGTCCCACCAACAGCTGTGTCCGGTTTGATGCTTCACGAAGCTATGTCGCAGCTAACCTGAAGTGGTGGCCACATTTGCCGAAAAATTAGAGCTCTGCGATTGGAACAACCAACCATGTTGTGCCGGGATTTTTCTCAACAATAATGTCATTTCCCTCAACTCGATAAGTCAGCTGGCAATTGAATTTTGGATTTGACAAAACATCGGGATTGAAAACAACGTAGTTTTCTCCCCCGGTGTATCGCACGGAGGGGATAACCAATCCTGGATGACCCTCGCGATGAATCCTTGATCCAACTGATTGGGCGTATGAGTAATCAGTTTTGTGGGACAGTTCGGGAAAGTCAGCGACAAGTCCACGAAAGTCCAAAAGTGCGGCATCGCATGTCACTGAGTAAATTTTTCGTTCCCCAATGACAGCGCTCTTCTCGAACCCGGCATCACTCAACAACCAGCGGTACCAGTGATAAGCTGACTCGTAGACTGAAGCCTCCACAGAGTTACAGCCATACCAAACCCCGAATGATCCGTCAGAGAAGCGGCTCGATTGCCAGTGATCGAAAGGCCAAGCGATTGCATTGAACCACTCTGCATCTTCAAACGGTCGATGAATTACCGGCGTGCTCGAACGATACGGAGGTGGCTTTACTTCATCTTCAACTTGCTGTGCCAATGTCCATTCATCAGGATCGTCTGACAGGTCGTCATATAGGTTTTGTGAATCCCTAATAGAAACGATGTTCCTCATTACATCTTGATGAACGTCTGCCAACCTCAGTTGCGAAAAGAGATGGTTCATGAATCCCAACCTAATTAGGAGCCACGAGCGCGGTCAAGGTAAGCGCGCACCATCAGGAGTCCAGCGAATCCCCACTCTCTGATCACATCAACTGGTGTCAGGTTGTTAAATGCTTTGTTGCGCGTGGACATCCACCGATAAGCAAGATCCCGGTTTTGCGGAAAAAGCAATCGTAAGTTTTTGTGGATCCCGAGCAAATGACCTACTCTTTCGAACTGATCACGATTAGTTCCAATAGGGTCCCCTTTGCGATAGCGCGTGAGGGCTGCACGATTGCTCGAAGCAATACCTAACAATGCTGCTTGGTCTTCAGTTGTTAGTTTCCAGTGCTCCAGCAAAGTCATCACCATCTTTGCCAGTGCTCCACGATCTTGGGACGCGGAGGCCTTACGCTCAAGTACTGCTCCCATATGCGTGCTCCTGTTATGTCTTGTATCTAGGTTTGCGATGATACCACGATAAGTTTTAAATGTCTCATAATTTGTTTCAATCGCAACAAGCCAGCTATCGAGTCAGCCTTATTCCAATTTGAGGCGGATCTGAACATAGGTCTTTGTCTCACCACAATTTTCGGCGTGATCCGTGGACCAGATCCCTGACCGAGAGATCAAACTGAAGCTTATTTAAGGAGCCATTGACGTCCTGGTCTTCAAGCGCCATGGAATGCGCGATCGGTTGCAATTGTTCTTTCGCAACGGCATGTGCTCGAACTTGAATCTGTTGCGAAAGACTTGTTCTAGGCACCAGCGCGTACTGCAACTCGCAGTCTAATGCCTGTGCCAACTTGCGAAGGGTTGCCAATGTGATGACATCCGAGGCTTCAGATGCCTCCAACTTGCGCACGCCTGCATGCGAAATACCCAGCCTCCTGGCAAAGGCAGCAGCAGACATTCCCAAAGTCTCGCGGACGGCACGAACCCAGCCAGATTTGGGTCGTGGGCACAGCTGCGCCGACTTCCAAGTGCCGAGCAAAGCATCCATCTGTTGGAGCTGAAGATCACGAAATTGCTTGTCCATGGTACTTATGAGTTTCGTTAGACTTCCAATATATTAACCTATGGGTTCCATTTATGTAATCTTTATGGAACTCATAAGTTTAGAAAGAAAAGTTAATTGAAACCTATAAGTTCCACAAAGTAATTCATACTAAACCTAGGGATCCGCCACCATTGTGACTGTTTAGGGGTAAGAACCGGGGGGCACCAGAGTTTCTATAGGACTTTTTACAAGGAGTCCTAAATGCTGAAAAAGCTGTGCGCCCTGCGTATTCCAGTGATGTTGACCAATCAGTCCAGCAACGTGACCAGCGCGTCCAGTTGTATTGACCAATTAATGTCCATCTCAGACATTACAAGCTTTTTGAGTGCAATCCACCAATGTGCCCTGAAACGCTTTTTGATTTCAAAGTTGCTTGGCGTGGATGTGCAGATAACTCAGCAAGAATGCCGCATTGGTTTGTTGCCCGCGCTTCCATACAAGTTTCGCGTAATTCTTTGAGTTGGCGCTCAAGTGTTCGCAACTCTTTTATCCTTGACGCAACGTGCGCCATGTGTGTATCGATCAGTTCATTCACACCATCGCAGTCACCTTGCTGTGCGTCCTTGAAAGCCAGTAAGGTTCGAATTTCGTTCAGTGTCATATCCAGACTTCTGCAGTTCCGGATAAAAGACAGCCGAGCCGCATGTTCGGGGCCATAAATTCGATAGTTGCCTTCCGAGCGCAGCGGTGAAGGTAGCAACCCTTCTCGCTCGTAATACCGAATCGTCTCCACCTGTGTTTGGGTAGATTTAGCTAGTTCACCGATCTTCATGTGGCATCTTTTCGAACTGATTTGAAGCTCAAATTTTATGCGCTTGACACTGTAGTGGCTATAGGGTTTCTAATCTACCCAACTAGGAGTAACAGCCATGTCAGTCAAAGCGCCAGTACAACAAACTAAAACTCAATCAGCCTGCGAATGCGGGACGACCTGCGCTTCAATGCCTGTCACTGTTGAGCACCCCAGTGCAGTTGGTTTGAGCAACGATGATCAGCGTTTTCGCATTGCAAATATGGACTGTGCTTCTGAGGAATCGGAAATTCGTCAGGCGTTAGTAGCGATTCAAGGTATTCGAAGTTTGCGCTTCGATCTGACTGCTCGCGAATTGACGATTGCTGCTGATCCACAAGTTGTTGCCGAATCTATCGATGCCATTCGCAGAGTGGGTTTTAAACCAGAGCCGTTGATCGACGAGCGTGACAAAGCAAATGCAAAAGGCGTTGCTTCGCATAGATTTTGGGACTCATGGGGCAAGTTGATTTGTGCTTTGATATTGTCTTTAGCTGCCGAGGGTTTGGCTTTTGCGTTGCCAGATGACTTGACTTCAAAGGGACTAGGCATGGCACTTGCCGCCTGTGCGATCGCCTTGGCGGGCTTTTCGGTCTACGGCAAAGGTCTTTCTGCTTTGGTTCGAGGGCGCTTGAATATGAACGCACTCATGACCGTCGCTGTCACAGGTGCATTCCTGATCGGACAATGGCCAGAGGCCGCTATGGTGATGGCACTGTATGCCATTGCTGAAGCGATTGAGGCCCGAGCAGTCGACCGTGCTCGCAACGCCATCAAAAGCCTGCTGGCACTTGCACCAGAACACGCCGAAGTTCTGCAAGCTGATGGGCAGTGGGTGCCGTGCCCTGTGAAGACCGTTGAAATAGGCGCAACTGTGCGTGTGCGTCCGGGCGAACGCATCGCCCTAGACGGCGTCGTCAAATCAGGTAGCAGTGCTGTCAATCAAGCCCCTGTCACTGGTGAAAGCTTGCCAGTCGATAAAACTGCTGGTGATGAAGTCTATGCAGGCACCATCAATCAATCAGGATCGCTAGAAATTCGGGTCACGGCACTGGCCTCGGACAGTACCTTAACTCGCATCATCCACGCCGTCGAACAAGCGCAAGCATCACGTGCCCCAACCCAACGGTTTGTGGATAAATTCGCAACTATTTACACACCAGCCGTCTTTGTTTTAGCTGTTGCTGTGGCTGTACTGATGCCTTGGCTTGCAGACTGGACTTGGATTCAAGCGCTCTACAAAGCCTTGGTGCTTTTGGTCATTGCTTGCCCTTGTGCCTTGGTCATTTCCACCCCAGTCACGGTCGTCAGTGGTTTAGCTGCAGGGGCACGTCGAGGCATTTTGATCAAGGGGGGTGTTTATCTTGAAGAAGCCAGAAGCATCAAGGTGGTAGCCCTAGACAAAACAGGAACCATCACACAAGGTAAACCGAAATTAGTGGCGTTTGAACCCATCGATACAAGCTTAGATTTTGCAAACACTCAAAGCATTGCCAAAAGTCTTGCTGCTCGTTCAGACCATCCCGTGTCCAAAGCCATTGCCGAAGGTCTCACCGCAGACCTAAGAGATGTCACTGAATTTCAAGCAGTTGCAGGTCGTGGCGTACAAGGTGTCATTGAGGCGCATCCCTATGCGTTGGCCAATCATCGTTGGATCGAAGAGCGCCAACAATGCTCTGCCGAACTTGAGAATCGCCTCAAAGTTCATGAAGAAGCGGGAAGAACCGTCACCATTTTGACCAATGCCAATCGTGTGATGGCTTTGTGTGCTGTGGCCGACACCATCAAACCCTCGTCCACACAAGCGGTGGCTGAGTTGAAGTCCATGGGCGTGACACCCGTGATGTTGACGGGTGACAACATTGCCACAGCGCATACCGTAGCAGCGCAAGCAGGGATTGATGAAGTTAGAGGCAACCTGCTGCCAGAAGACAAACTAGATGCGATTGCTGAGCTTCAACAGCGGTTTGGCGTCACGGCCATGACAGGTGACGGCATCAATGATGCACCTGCCTTGGCAAAAGCTAATATTGGTTTTGCCATGGGAGGCGCTGGCACGCACACCGCAATGGAGGCGGCTGATGTGGTGGTGATGAATGATGACCTGCGCCGTCTGCCAGAAACCATTCGATTATCCAACCGAACCCATGCTGTGCTTTGGCAAAACATCAGCTTGGCGCTCGGTATCAAGGCCGTATTTTTAGCGCTGGCGATTTTTGGCGATGCAACTATGTGGATGGCAGTGTTTGCCGACATGGGTGCTAGTCTGATGGTCGTTTTCAATGGCCTGAGACTTTTAAAAACCCAGCATTGAAGATGGGACATTCAGCGAAACACCATCTTTGTCTTCTATCTTTGCTGATAGACTTCTGCTCATGCGTCGCTTGATAGCCATTTTCTTGCTGGTCTTTATGCCATTGCAGCTCTCTTGGGCTGCAGTGAGTGGCTATTGCCAGCATGAAAGCGATGTCAGCTCGCAAGCGCAACACCCCGGTCATCATGAGCACGAGCACAAGTCTGGCGACTCCATGTCCGACACCAAAACACCTACCTCAGAGGTAAGTAATCTGGACGGCAGTGATACAGATTGCGCCAGTTGCCATGCCGGTTGCTGCGCTGCGTTGGTTACTCAGACGCAAATGCCTTCATCACAAGGCCCCGAGCACGTGACGGCTACCCAAGCCGAATTCCTTTTCCGTTCTGCAATAGAACGACCAGAACGACCTCAGTGGAACCACCTCGCCTGATCGGTGAGGTTAGTTCAATCCATCCCCGCTTCAGCCGACTTCTTGAGAACTGAGCTTCAGTTCTGAAGCGGCTGTGCGTGTCGATCCAGCTTCCTTACCGATCTCCATGTCATGGTTATTCACAACCTAGGAGAGTCGGATGTACCGAACCAAAAAATGGAATTTCAAATGGCGCCTGAGTGCAGTAGCTGCCATTTCAGTGTGCAGTGTCTTTCATGTATTTGCGCAAAATACCAACCAGCCACGGCCAGTTCAGAGCGTCAAAGATATTTTTGATACCACCTGGGCGCGTCAACCAGAAGCACAAGCGTTAGAGACTCGTCAGCAAGCATTGCAAGCCCAAAAGCGTGCAGCTGCAGCATGGACACCAGAGCCAGCAGCCGTAGAGCTGAACTCAAAATCTGATCAGTGGGGCAGAAATTTGGGTGAACGAGAGCAGCAAATTGCAATCGCAGTTCCGATGTGGCTCCCCGGTCAACGAAGCAAAAGTTCTGCTCTCGCAGAAGCTGAGGTCAACGCTTTAGATCATCAAATTAAAGCAAATCAACTGCGTGTTGCCGGACAAATCCGAGAGGATTGGTGGAATTTGCACCGTGCTCGCATCGAAAAAGATGTCACCACGGATCAATTGAACAATGCGAAACGCTTAGCTGAAGATGTTTCTAAACGGGTGAAGGCGGGTGATTTAGCTCAATCGGATCAACACCAAGCTGAAGGTGCCGTTGCGGTGGCTGAGTCTGCGTATGCCATGGCGCAAGCAAATTTGGAACTTGCCATTCAGATGATCAAAGCATCGATTGGTGCGACAAGTTTTTCAACGCTAAATTTGTCAGATAGCCCAGAGTTACTCCCTTCAGCTGAATACCCACGCAACCATGCTGCATTGATGGAGCTGCAAGCGCGCTCAGATGTTGCCGAGCGCGCGATGGCACTGGCCGCAACCAGAACAAGGGCGAACCCAGAATTCACGATTGCCAAATCCAGAGATCGTGGCAATCTTGCAGATCCCTACAGCTCAAAAATAACGATAGGCATTCGACTTCCGTTTGGCGGTGGCCCTAGGTATGAGGCGGTTGTAGCTCACGCCCAAGCTGAAGCAACACAAGCCCAAGCGCAATTGACCTTGGAGCGCGATCGGACACAGTCCCTGTGGCACTTTGCTCAAGCAAAAGTCAATGCTGCACAGGCTCAACTCAAAGCGGCGGAGCGCAGAGCCAAATTGGCTTTGGAGTCCCGCACCTTCTTTGAGAAATCGTTTCAGCTTGGTGAATCCGATTTGCCAACCCGACTGCGCATCGAGGTAGAAGCCGTTGAGGCACAACGTCAAGCTGCTTTAAGTCGTATCGAGTTCTTTGCGTCTATCTCAGCGCTACGTCAAGCCGCTGGACTATTGCCGCAATAAGGTGTGCTATGAATCAATCAACATTACAGAAAATTTCAATGACTATTTCATCAGGAATCAGAACCATTGGACTGGCCATCGGCTTGGCTCTTTCCAGTCTGAGTTGGGCAGGGGAAGGGCACGATCATGGCGATGCCAAGGCAGCCACATCAGCCCCCTCCACCCCCCGTTTTACAGCAGTTTCAGATGCACTCGAATTGGTCGGTGTGCTGAACGGAAAGCAAATCACTCTCTATTTAGATCGCCTTGAAACCAATGCGCCTGTCAAAGATGCACAAATTGAGCTGGATTTATCTGGCGTTAAATTTGTAGCGCAAAAGCACGGTGAAGATGAGTTCGAAATTGTGCTCCCCGCTGAGCCGAAACCCGGCGTTATCAGCGTGACTGCGACTGTCACGATCGACAAAGAAGTTGATTTGTTGGCTGGGGAGCTGGACATTCACTCAGATTTGAATGGACAAGGTAGCGCTTCAAAAAATGGATGGAAAAAGTGGCTCAGCTGGGCTTTGTTTTCTGCCGCTGCTCTCATGGCGCTGATTTTTATTCGCAAGCGCCTACAGACTCATCAAGCTAATCGCACCGGAGGTGCCGAATGACTTTCAAAACCACTCTTTCAACACTGACTGTCGTGATGGCCGCATTGACTGTCCTATCTCCGGTGACCAGCACTTGGGCTGGTGAAGGCCATGACCATGGCGGTGCATCTGCTACTCCCAACATGAACGGGCCTCAGCGCTTGCCCGATGGCAGCGTCTTCTTACCAAAGCCAGCCCAACGTCAATTGGCAATCCGTACTATCAAAGTGGAAGTTGCAGACTTGCCGAAGTCCATAGAACTCAACGGCAAAGTCAGCATGGACCCCAATGCTGGCGGCAAAGTACAAGCCATCAATGCTGGTCGAATCGAAGCCGGTCCTAAAGGTCTGCCAAATCTCGGTACTGCGGTGCGCAAAGGGGATGTTCTTGCTTATCTGGTGTCTTCACTGGCGCCTATTGAGCAATCCAATCAGTTTGCACAGTTGGCAGAACTCAAAGCAGCTAAATCTCTTGCAGAAAAACGACTGGCACGATTCAAGGAACTTTCCGATACCGTGCCACGCAAAGACATCGAAGCAGCTGAGAGCGAGCTACAAAGCTTGACGGGCCGCGTCTCGGCAGTTAGCACAGGACTGAACCACCGAGAACCATTGGTGGCTCCCGTTTCTGGTGTGATTGCCTCAGCAAATGTGGTGGCCGGACAAGTGATCGATGCGCGAGAGTTGGTGTTTGAAATTGTGGACCCAGCACGCCTGCGAATTGAAGCCTTGGCTTTTGACACCGCTCTCATCGCCAGCGTGGACAAGGCGTTCATGGCAGTGAATGGCCAACAAATTTCGCTTCAATTTTTAGGTGCAGCACGCAGCCTGCGTGAGCAAGCACTGCCCATGAATTTCAAGGCTCAGGGCGAAGAACTGAGCGCATTGGCTCTCGGTGAGCCAGTCAGGGTGGTGATTCAGACCAAAGACAAGGTGAAAGGCATGGCTGTTCCAGTTTCTGCTTTGATGAAGAACCCTGCCAATCAGCCAATTGTTTGGGTCAAAACAGCCGCTGAGCGATTCACACCGCGCACCATCACTTTTGAACCCTTGGACGGTACACGGGTTGCTATTACATCGGGTCTTGAGGTGAGCGATTTGATCGCTACGCAAGGCGCAACATTGATTAACCAAGTGCGTTGATATGTTTAAGTGGTTACTTGAAAACAGTTTAGCCAATCGATTGCTGGTGATCATCGCCAGTGTCGTATTGATGACCTACGGCGCATTCACATTGACAAAAACACCAGTGGATGTTTTTCCTGATTTGAACAAGCCCACGGTCACCATCATGACCGAATCAGGTGGCATGGCGCCAGAGGAAGTTGAGCAACTCATCACCTTCCCCCTAGAGACCGCCATGAACGGTTTGCCTAGCGTTGAATCCGTCCGGTCTATTTCTTCAGCCGGGTTGTCATTTTTATATGTGACTTTCAAATGGGATACAGACATTTTCCGTGCAAGACAGTTGGTATCTGAGCGACTGTCAGCCATGGAAGACGGTATGCCTGCTGGCGTAATGCCGCGCATGGGACCAATCAGCTCGATCATGGGCGAGATCATGCAAATCGCTATTCCAGTCGATTCGCAGAAGATTTCAGCTATGGCTGTCCGAGAGTACGCAGACTGGGTTTTGCGTCCACGCCTTCTGTCGGTTTCTGGGGTTGCCCAAGTTATTCCAATTGGTGGCGAGGTGCGTCAGTTTCAGGTGCAACCCAACACGGCTCGTATGGCTGAGTTAGGCATCTCACACGATCAAATGGAAGCTGCGCTGAAAGGTTTTTCTGCCAATACCTCCGGTGGCTTTTTGGAACTCAATGGACGGGAATACCTGATCCGCAACCTCGGACGAACTTCCCGTTTGGATGATCTGAAAAATCTGGCACTGACCACAAAAAATGGGCAGCCAATCTTGTTGCGTCAAATTGCCGATGTTACTTTTGCTGCAGCGTTGAAGCGTGGTGATGCAGGGTTTGAGGGGAAACCGGCAGTTATTTTGGGTATTCAGAAACAACCCACAGCAGACACGATTGCTCTTACCCGTGCAATTGAGGATGCGTTGGTAGGTTTGAAATCATCCTTGCCAGCTGGCATGGATGCCCCTCGCGTCACATTCAGACAGGCCAGCTTCATCGAAGCATCCATCAATACGCTACAAGGCAAATTGATTGGTGCATCCGTCTTTGTCGCTGTGATTTTGTTCTTTTTCTTAGGTACGGTTCGACCCACCATCATCGCCTTGACAGCGATTCCCGTATCCATCTTCATCACCTCTTTGGTATTCAAGTACTTTGGCTTGTCTATCAACACCATGACTCTTGGAGGATTGGCCATTGCCATTGGCGGTCTGGTCGACGATGCGGTGGTCGACGTAGAGAACATTCTGCGACGGTTGAAGGAAGATCGCATAAAACATCCGCAGCATCGGCTTCATCCGTTGGAAGTTGTAGCGAAAGCCTCAATGGAGGTTAGATCTGCCATTTTGTATGCCACGGTGATCATCGTCCTCGTTTTCATTCCGTTGTTTGCATTGCCCGGCTTGGAGGGAAAGCTCTTTGTTCCGTTGGGCATTTCCTTCATCGTTTCAACTCTGGCTTCATTGCTTGTTTCGGTCACCATTACCCCCGTGCTGAGTTACTACCTCCTGCCGACCATGAAAAACTTGGATCATGGGGATACCAAGGTTCTGATTTGGCTCAAAACACGCTATGCAAGCAGTCTTCAAAGCGTTTTACAAAAACCGAAAACTGCATTGGTTGCCTCTGGATTCGCCGTGCTGACGGCAATTGCAGCAGTACCATTTTTCCCGACGACTTTCTTGCCACCATTCAGCGAAGGAACACTGCTGATCGGACTGCGCTTGAACCCCGGCGTGACTTTGTCCGAAACCACTGCATTGGCCAGACAAGCCGAGGTCTTGGTCAAGCAAGTACCAGAGGTCACACATGTCGGTCGTCGAAGCGGACGAGCTGAGCTTGATGAGCACGCAGAGGGCGTTCACGTGAGTGAGCTGGACGTGGGCCTCAAACCAACGGGTGAGCTGACGCGCAGTATGGATGAAATCAAGGCAGACATCCGTTCTCGCCTTGTCAATTTGCCCGCCGCCCTAGAAATCGGTCAACCCATTTCCCACCGTATCGATCACATGCTGTCCGGGGTGCGCTCGCAAATCGCCATCAAAATTTTTGGCGATGACTTAGATGGATTGCGTGGGCAAGCTGATTCGTTGAGAGCACGATTAGCGACTATTCCCGGCATTGCTGATTTGCAAATTGAAAAGCAAGTGCTGGCACCGCAAATCAAGGTTCGTATTGACTATGCCGCCGCAGCTCAATACGGAATTCCTGCACCACAAGTGCTCTCGACTTTGCAAAGCTTGGTCGAAGGCGAAAAAATCACCCAGATTGTGGAAGGCGGACGTCGTTTTGCGTTGGTCGTGCGCTTGCCTGAATCTGCTCGTTCGGTTGAGGGCTTAAACCAAATCTTGATTGAGACTCCCAACGGTCGAGTGCCATTGTCAAAGTTGGCGACGATTGAGGATGGCGATGGCCCGAACCAAATCAGCCGCGATGACGGCAAACGCCGCATCGTTTTGTCCGCAAACGCATCTGGTCGAGCTTTGTCAGAAATTGTTGCGGATATTCGCGCTGTGGTGGCTGACACCAAACTCCCCGAGGGGTACTTCATCACGCTAGGCGGTCAGTTTCAAGCTCAAGAGGAAGCTTCACGACTTGTGGGGCTGCTCTCAATCGTGTCGCTGGTCTTGATGTTTGTGGTTCTGTACAGCCGCTACAAGTCGACGCGACTTTCCGCGTTGATCATGGTGAACATACCGCTGGCCTTGGTAGGTGCAGTTCTCGGGCTGTGGTTGTCAGGACAGCCGTTGTCTGTTGCCGCTTTGGTGGGATTCATCACACTAGCTGGAATTTCAGTCAGAAATGGCATCTTAAAAGTCAGTCATTACATCAACTTGATGCGGTTTGAAGGTGAGAATTTTGATCACAAGATGATTATTCGTGGTTCGCTCGAACGATTAAGCCCTGTGTTGATGACTGCGTTGGTAACAGCTTTTGCATTGGCTCCTTTGCTTTTTGAAGCAGAGCGCCCGGGGACTGAGGTTTTACACCCAGTTGCGGTGGTAATTTTTTCAGGGTTGATCAGCTCCACGTTGCTTGATACGTTCCTGACCCCCGTGATGTTTTGGCTCTTTGGTCGTCGAGATACCGAACTTTTGTTAGATGACAAAGACGCCGAAGCACTTTAATTAGTTACAGAAAGGATTGGAAATGAAAAGTCAGAAATTAGTGATCGCACTGAGCCTACTGATCAGCTCAGTCACATTTGCAGCTGGAGAAGGCCACACTCATGGCGATACCCAGCCCATGCACGGAGGTGTGGTGGCAGAGGTGAAGGACATTGAATATGAATTTGTAGCTAAGGCTGATGTTTTACAACTTTATGTGCGCGATCACGGCAAGCCTGTCAATGTCAGCAAGGCTACGGCCAAAGTCACGATGCTTTCAGGCTCTGAAAAACAAGAGGTTGAATTAAAACCGGTAGGTGAGAAGCTTGAAGCCACTGGAAAATTCAAAGCGCTTGCAGGAGCGAAAGTAGTCGCACAAGTCAGCAACAACGCCAAAGTGGCGACAGTGCGATTTACACTCAAATAATTCGTTAACAAACCAATTGCATTGGCATCTGTTCAATGCAAATTGATGTTTATTCGTGGAGGTCATTTTTTTGAAGTTAAGGAAACTCTCTCGAAAATATGACCACCTCCATTCGCCACTCTGGCGATGAATAAATCCAGTGTTTGCAATTCAAATCAATCGAATGAATCAGTTCATTTGCCATCGGTGCAATTTCTGGCACCACTCTTAGCCATTGATGGCAATGGTGGTAGGCGTTGAGAACCATTGCTCTCAACTCATGCGAAGAAATCAACTCCGATTTCTTGAGCAGCAAGATGAGTGCGGTCAATGCCTCAAGTGTTCCGATTTCAGCCAAATGATAGGCAGCTTCCTCGTCGAATTTACGGTACCGATCAGGGTCAGGATTCTCCTGAAGGAATGGAGGGGCAGATACATTGAGAATTTCTGCAAACTCAGGACTCATACAGCCTAGTTTGAACAAATTATTCGCAACTGTTTTTATGATCTCGGTAACGTTAAATCATTGATTTAATTGACTAATTAATCATTCGCACTTTTCGCAGCAACAAAGGAAATCGATCCAGAAAAGTGCCCTCGGCACATCTCATTCAGTTACTGGAAAAAAATAGCCCGACCTGTCCTAAGACAAGCCGGGTTTTATTTTTAAGGGTCAACTGATGCTTGCTTTTGATACCAGCGTTGAAATTCAACCAGCATCAGTGTTGTCTGCGCAGCATCCCTACTCAGCTGCAGGCAGCTCACCTCTCCTACATTTCCTTGGGCATTAGGTAAAGGGATGGAGCTGGTTGCATCAGCTCTATTGGCACCATCGGGAACGGCGGACACACGCCCGTTACCGGCTGAGGGGACGTTGCACACCCCGACAACGCGAGGGTCAGGCAGGCGATCAGCCAGCAGTTTGGATTTTTTAAGAAAGTCATTGGTGATCTCCTGATTGATTTGGGTTTGCATTAGCTTCACGTCCTCAACGTGTTGCTCCAACTTGGCGGTGATTTGCTCGTTCTTGCTTTTCTCAGCGTTCCACTCCTTCTGAACATGGGACTCCCCGATCTGCATCCCGATGATCAAAGCCATCAAAAGCAACATGCCATCCATTAACCATGACCAGTTGGCCAACAAAAAACGATTGAGCCAGTTCATTTCAAACCTCCGTCAAATGAAATTAGGTTGTGTTTGTTCATTACTCCGATCACCTTGTCCGCATAAAGCGGATCGGTGGCATAGCCAGCCTTCGCGAGAGCCCGGACAAATGCATCTGCTGCAAGGCAACTAAAGCAAGGCGCGTAGCGTTGGTTTTGCTTCAAAAAGGCTGCGTGGTCATCAATGCTGGCTTGCCAGCTTGCGTATTTGCGCCACTTGGCAGGGACAACAACCCATTGCCCCTTGATGAACTCCTTGGTTGTAAGGGTCAAGGTCTCCCCCCTCCAACGGCTGTCAGCCTTGATCCCGAACAGGTTGTTTCCCGTCTTGGCCAGACCGGACTCTCCCCAGCCTGACTCGAGGGCTGCTTGAGCAATTGAGAGACTGGCGGGAACACCTGATTGCTTGGCGACCGCTTGGGCCGCTTTTGCGATTTGGTTTATGAATTCTTGTGGTTTCAAAACAGCTCCTTCACATCCTTGGCCACTTCATCGATGGACTCATCTCTGCGTTGCTCGATGAAATTGAAGAGCCACCTCACGAGCGCCCAGCCAGGCAGACCACAGGCAAAGATGACTCCGCCCATGGCATACAGACCAATGGTCGAAAACGCCCAGTGGTGCAACTGGAAATACTCGACGGTGATAGCGCCACCGCAAATACTTGAGACAACGGTACTGATCAGCCCCACCGTCCATTCGCGAATGTTTCTTGGTGGGGTCATGAGCATGACGACGACTGCGGCAAGGGTTGCGCCCCCGGCAGCAGCACCAGCGGCACCGCCTATGGCTTTGTATGCAGCTGCTGCTCCTGCGACTCCGGAGCTTGTAGGTTCTGGCATTGATTTCTCCAAAAGAAAAGCCACCGTGAGCGAACTCAGGGTGGCTGGTTATGAACTGGTCGGCTTAGGCCGCTACGACCGGGATTGGGAATGCCTTCGGTGAAGGGCTTTGAGGGGACGAGTTAGCGTTGCTAAACAAGTCCTTTCGGTCAGCTCTGAACTGCCCTTCAATGTGGATTGGAAACAGCCCCGTCAAAAACTCGATGCCAGCAGCAAAGATAGGGACCGCATCCGAATAGGCGTTGTTGCATGTGGTGTCCCAGAGTCGCCCCTCGAGAAACATGCAAGCACCTTGGCAGATTTGCACCACTGGGCAACCCAAGCACTCTTCACGATGGGCAAAGTGAGTGGCTGTATTGAGCTTGACTCGGTCCAAGTCATGGACTGTCCCAAGCAGATGTGATTCACCGTTAGGAGCCATCCCAACTGCGCTCACGTTTTGGCATGTCAGCACATTGCCCCGCAGGTCGACCGCCAATATGTCGGGCTTATCCATACTGCAGCGTTGTCCAACAGAGCTGATTGGACGTCGCGTTCGCAGAGAGTTCACAAACGACATGATCTTTTCTGCGAGCACACCAAAATTGCGGGCGCTCCCTGCTCTGATCTCAGAGAAAGCAAGATTGCGATAGGCAGCAAACTCATGCGGTTGCAGGGAGTTGGCCACACCACCCTCGTCATAGGCATCAACGATCCCCCCCTCGCCGATCCTGACAAACCGGTCCCCCGTCAGCGCGACAAAGAACTGCTGGACAGCGGCTCGGCTGGGGTTATTTCGATTCATCATCGTGTTAAAGCTCATCTTGCCCTTGGGAGCCAGACGCGCATACAAATCGAGAATCGCTGCCTTTTTGTCCGGATCCGCCAGTGGGTCAGGACCTCGGACCGCTTGACCTGGGCCATCGTGAGACAGCCCAATGCTGAAGTCCATTTTTTCAATCCAATCATTGATCTCTGGCGTCAAGACAGACCCATTGGTGATCATGGTGAATTGCGTAAGCGGGTACTTAGCCCGAATGGCTTCAGCAAGAGGGCGAAGTGTCTTGATGTAGACCAGCGGCTCTCCTCCCCAAAACTCGACCTTTTCAGGTGGTTCTGTGATCCATGAGTCGAGACCATCGATAAAGGATTGAATGTCCTCAGGATTGGTCTCTTGGGAGCGTGGAACAAACCGTTGAGAGCAATACTCGCACTCGTAATTGCACGATAGGCCCAGAGAGATTTTCAAAACTCTGGGGCTCGTCTTACCTATTGGTGTTGACTTAGACGTCCTAGCTACTGGTGAGCGGGCTGCCATGATCGACTCACTCATGACTTGGACAACCGACAGCCCTGTTTCATCGCTGAGCGTGCTTTCAACGTTGTCATAAAACAGCTTCGAAGGATTCCCCGTCTTGGGGTCAACGACAGTGACTACAAACTTTGCCATTTGGATACTTTCTTGTTTGGGTCAAACGGATGGACAGCCAACGGAGGCTCCATCAGCGACAACAGGGATTGGGAAAGCGCGAGTTTTCGACTTGGGTCGAATCTCGCAAGGTGACCAATAGTCAAACTGCTTGATTTCAGAAAAGCGGATCTTGTCGCCAGTGATTCGATGCAGCGTTGCACCCGTGAGGATGCGAAGCACGTAGGCAAAAAACACAAGGTGGTAGGTGAAGTGGTTGTCGCAGGTGATGGCGTGGTTTTCACCATCGAACATCATGCAAGCCCCACCGCACAGAGGCATGACAGGACAAGAGTTGCACCCGTCACGGTGACTCCAATGCGTTGTTCTCAACTCAATGGCATCAAAGTCATAGACCGATCCGATTTTTTGATCTGGTGCTGATCCATTTGGGCAGATGACCACATCCCCATTGAGCTTGAGGGTGATGTTGTCTTGCCTATCAAGGCCGCACCCCTGACCGTGAAACTCCGAGGTTCGTCGGTCTAACAGGTCAGCCGCAAACTCACCAATGTGATGCCCCACAAAAGAAACCGAGTCCAACCCATAGTTCACGACATCGCTGAGCAAACGTGTCCTGATTTCGTGATGCGCCTCTGCAGTTTCAGGCGAACGATCTTTGTCATGCTTGCTGTGCGCAAGCACCAACCCCTCACATGAAATCATTGGAAACTGATGCCCACGAAACTTATCGGCAAAGAACCGGACAATTTTTTCGTAGGAGTGGTTTCCGTAAGTCATCACCAAGTTGATGTTGAACTTACGCCTTGGAGTCATGCGATCGCAGTATTCGGCAATCGCCGCAAACGCCTCCGGATCATCCAATGGATCTTCTGGCCCTCGATGGTGCTGCCCTGGTCCGTCATGTGAAAAGGCAATGTGGAAATCGAGTTCAAAGAGCCACTTATTCATTTCACGGGTCATCAGACTGCCGTTGGTCGGGAGCCAGAAATAAGCGTTTGGATACAAGGCGCGAAGCATTTCAGCCATGCGCTTGATCTTTTTCCAATAGACAAGACTCTCACCACCCCAAAACTCGAAGCGAATCAACTCATCCGGGGTGTTGTGCAACCACTGGGGTAGCTTTTTAACGAAGTCTTCGACATCTGAAGTCTCCCCAATCAGATCATCCAAATGGCGGGCTCTTGCTTGTGAGCAGTAGGAGCAGGAGAAGTTGCAAGCCAATCCAAAAATGATCCGAACATTCTTTTGGTGATGGCTCTTGCCCACAGGGTCATCGGGCCCTACGCGATGCGCGATCTGCTTTTCATATCCTCCGTGCTGGGTGGAGTGCGCAAACGTCTTGTTGGGATAGAACTGATGAAGTGGCGCAAGATCAACAGGCGTTCCGTCCTCTTGCGCCAGTTCAAGGGTGTATGGTTTCCAGTTCAAATTGAACTGATGCCCATCGGAGCGTTTCATCGAAAGCGTAAACATGGTTAAACGACCTTCACGATGGTTGAGGCCAAACCTGTGTAAAAGCGAAATCCGAACTTCACGCGCACGGTTTCCCCCTTAGATAGCCCCAAAGGCATGAACCTGAAGGTCGCGGTTTGTTTGGATGTCTGAATCCGAGTGAGCGGTAAATAGCCACCGGAAGACTCGGCGAAAAGCTCTGCCTCCTCCCCGATTGCTGCGTTGTTGATGGAAACCTTCAGCGTGGCCGTTTCGTTGGCAGCCACCTCAATCTGCGAGGGAGTACTCAAGGTGGGCATGACTGCTTCAATCGTTTCGTACAAGCCAAGGGGTTCGACACCTGAATTGATGACCAATGGAAACTCGGGATGGCAGGCAATGTGCATCGCCCAATTCGCTTCATTTGTAGAAGCCAGCGGTACCAGCACTTTGATTGAAGATGTCTCTCCCATCCGGGAGTTGTGGTCGCGATGGCGTTTGGAATGGACGGTTTCAACGATGCGATTGAAGGGATGCCCATAGGACAGCTCGTTTTCATTGATGGCCCAAATGCCATGGTCAGAGAATTCGCTTCGTTGCTTGATTACCTCGAAATCAAAGCGTGTGCGACTGAAGATGACACAGTGCAGGTTTTCCAATGCAGGAGAAAGACTGCCACCCTCTACGTCTTCAGGAGTCATTGAAAGACTATGACTTGATACCTCATCTTTGAGCTTGTAAAGCGAGCTCGTGAATCCTTTGTCATCTAGCTCAATGATGTGGCCATGACGCATCAGCGTCTGTGAATTGATCGATGTGATTTTTTTCATATTCACCCCATACAGTTGCAATCACAGTTGCAGTTGCAGTTGAAGTTGTATCGAACGGATCGGAGCTGAACTTGGCTACCGTTATCAAGTAGCTCTGCGCGAATTTGCTGCATATTCCCGCCCCCATAGCAATTGATTGGCACCTCTGGAATGCAATTGCCCGCATTACCGTTGCAGTTCACCAAGGTGGGTGCGCAGTTGGCAACTGATGAGAAAAAGTAGTCGTGCAGCCAGCCGTAATTGGCGGTCCACATCTGACCGCTGTTGTTCATGTACATGTCCCAATTGCCATCGGATTTCAAAAATCCCATGAGCCCCTGGTTGTGGTGCAGAAATCGGGTCCCCCAGTCCTGATCGACCATGTCCAGGTAGTTGGCTGTACTGGATATCTGCAATCGCGGCACCGTGAGCGTGCCTGACATGGTGTCGCCCGACTTGGCAACTCGACTGGAGAGATCAATTGGTATGGACGAATTGCCGTTGGCATCAGGCCCGTAACCGTTGACCGATCTCACAAAGGCAGTTGAGTCATAACCATCGAGCTTGTCCGCATCTGCAGCTTTAGCCGTGATGCCGAGATACGTTGCGTTGTGGTTGTGCCCCAGAGCCGCATAGGCAGCATCGTGGGTGTGTCCTGCAAGCGCGAAGCCAGTGGAATCAATGCCATCCAGCAAGTCAGCATTGGCGACCTTGCCCACTGTGGCCGATAAGTCAATCACCATCTTCCAAGTGGCAGGACTGACCACGGTCAAGACATAGAGCTTTTGCTCGTCAGTCCTAAAGCAAGGCATGCCCTGTTGCAGGTTGACCGTCGGGAAAGACGTACCACTTGAGAGCGATAACGCCGTCTTGTCGTTGTTCAAGATTTGAGACAACGAGTCCGACAGCGTCGAGGACGAGGGAATTTCGGTGTAGTTTTGCATTTAATAGCCTTGTGCAACCCAAGAGATGGCACCGGTGACCCGCGTGCCAGAGGTGTTTTCTAAAACAGCCGTGAAGCCTGTGGTGCTCACACTTCCAAGAATCCGAGGTACGGCAACGGTTGTTCCGCCCTTAAAAGTCAACGTCACCTCTGGGGCCACCCTGAACATTCGGGAAAAACCAACGAACACGCCATTGGCCGCATTGGTGACTTGTGCCGTGCCACGATCAAACACATCAGGCACATCCACCGTGACCCGCAAGCCATCGATGTAGCCCCTGTCGGCATTGTTCGAAGTGATCACCGCTCTGAACAGCGCCCGTTGGTAGGTGTAGTCGCCTTGGATGAAGTCCCGGAAATTTGTGTAACCCGGCGGATGCCCTGACTCCAAGATGTCCGTGAAGTCCTGCTCAGTGATTTCTGCGCTGGCAACGATCATGTCGCTGATCACACCGTTTGCTTTGCGCCTGTACTGCTCAACAAGCGCAAATGCCTCGCTAAGCTTGATCGTCTGAGCACGCTTTAACGCCTCACCAATTGCAAAGCCTTCTGCAAGGGCTCGTCGATAGGCAACGGTGCGTCCGAAGAGTTCAGCAAAGGCAAATGCTTCAGCCACTCTCTTGGTTTGAGCTTTGGCAAGACCATCCGACAGCCCAAGCGTTTCAAACTGTGGTTGCGTGATGCTCTTGGATGGGACTTCAGCAAAACTGAAGCTCTCACTCACGCGCAGGATGTATGCGATGAGGTCGGTATAGGTTTCAGCGATCCCAATCGCTTCGAACTTCTTGAGCACCAACTGCCGTGCAAGTCCTTCGTCAACTTGAAATGCCTCAAGCACAGCCTTGGTCCAGTTCTGCTTGTACTGCTCCGATACCGAAAACGATTCCACAAACCTCAGCACATAGGCAATCAGGTCGGTATAGGTTTCAACAAAACCCCAAGCCTCGAACTTGTTGAGCACAACAACACGATTACTTGTTTCGACGATAGCGAACCCATCAGCGATTTGCTTGGTGTTGAGTTTTTGGACCAATTCAGCAAAGTTGAGATCGGACGCCACATTGAGGGCATAGATGGCGGGATAGGCGCTAGACCAGTTCTTGCCTGAGGCGGCGCTGTTCCACGCAAAATTTGCCGTGTTCCAGGTGTAGTTAGCACCCGGTGTCGTTGTGACGCTTGCGGTCTCGGCCATAGCCCCAGTCCTATCAACTCATGGTGAACGTGAACACAGCGGTCAAGCTGTCGTCTGCGCCCTTATTCACCACAGGAAAGACCACACGGTCAAACATAGAGCCAGCAGATGCGGCGTTGAACACACCTGCCTCAGTGATCGCTCCCGTGGCATCCCCGGCGGGATAACTGGCGGTGAAGGTAAAAACCTTGGTGCCAGCCGTATGGGCATACGTTGCAGCGTTGCGCTTGATTTCTGTGACCAATGCAGTTTGCGTTGCCGCTGCTGCCGTGGTCCCAGTTCCAAGGGCAATCCACCCCATCACGCCTGGGCGACTGGATGAGTTACCAATGGCGTCGGCTACAAAGTCAAAGCCCCCATTGACGATGATGTTCTCTTTGTGAACCACCTCCACCTCGCCACTGGCCTTGGCCAACAGCAACGTGATTGCGCCTTTGATGTTCATGCCTTCTTCAATCATGAGTAATTCCTAGTTGTGCAAAGAAAAAGGCGCTGAACCTTTCGGTACAACGCCTGGTTTTTGAGAATCGTTTTTTGGTCAGTAAAGCTTGAGTGCGGTGTAGCCCGCTGTAGATGTCATTGCGCTGCTAGCGCTTTGCACATCCCCACCCATCTTTCCGATAAAGAGCCTGCGCTCTGTCGCGGTTTGACACACCCCAACGCAAATGCGATCACTCACATTGACGGGGTATGGAACTTGGATGCGATTGAACAGGTGGTCTTCAAGGAAGAACACTTGGTTTGCAGCGTCATACCCGACACACAAGCTCACCCCCGCACCAGTCGCACTCCAGATCACCGATGTGGTGACTTGATTGGGGATGAACCAAAAGCTCACATGAAACACGCCCGGTATGCGCACGCCCCATGACACTTTGGTGGTGTCCTTGATCAACACACCTGTCCCGTAACGACCATCTCCGTAGCTCACGCCTGCGGCATCCCCACTTGTTGGACTGCCGTAACCGCTGAGTACCCCGTTGAGGCGCCACCCATAAATCTCACCAGACTGCAATGTGTCTTCACGCGCAATTTGAAATCGCGCCTCAATACTCTTGAGCGCCCCGTCATAGGTCCATTGACGCTTGGCCGCTTGGCTGTTCCACGCATAGTTGGCCGTGCTCCATGTCTCGCGGTCATCCAGCGTTGCGCCAATGCTGGCCAGTAAGGTGTTCTGAGCCCGGTAACTGGTCGGAAGGTTCACTTCGAACAGATACTCAGACTGACTGACTCCGCTGTCCATGCGCAGGACATCAAGACTGTTGACTGATTCCACAGACGCAAAGTGCTTGATCCCCGGAAACCTTGTCGCTTGCGCATCCATGGTCACCAGTAGGTTGGCGTTTTGCGGCTGGGCCACCACAGTCGAGACAAAGGTAGCTTCGTCTGAGTAGATGCCAGGAGAGGCAATCGCCTTGATCCAGAACTTTCGCTCACCATCGAAGCCCGATGGCAAGGTGTAGCTACTGGACTTCACCTCTGCAATGAAGATGGAGGTGTCCCAGGCTCCCCCTTCCCTGAGCTCGTAAGCCACAACCTCAGGCTCTGGGTTGGGCAGCCAACGAAACTCCAGACGGTTGGCAGACTGGACCACATCAAACTGCCTCACCGACGATGGGGCAAGCAAGATCAGCTGAAAAGTCGTGACATGCGTGCTGTACTTGCCCGAGGTATCAAACGCTCGGATGAAGTAGTTGTACTGGCCCGACTCACTTTGGTCATGAACAAGCTGCGTGCCTGCGGTTTGGCCAACCAATACTCCTGAGTCCCAGCCCGAACCCACACGTACCTCGTAACCCGCCAAGTCAGCATCTGTGTTGGCTGCCCACTTGAGAAGCAAGTCAGTCGTTCTGCGATACACAAGGAAATCTTGCACATCGTCGGGGGGCTGCAATTTGCCAAGGATGGTTTGACCAAGCGTTGCACCGTTACCAAGTTTTCCTGAAACGCCAACGGCCTTGACCGTGAAGACATAGTCTCCAGTTTCGGCATTGCGAATTTCCAGATAACTGGTGGACACACGAGGCAAGGTGACGGTGTTGCCGCCATTGAGCCGATAGCTCACCTGATACTCAAGCGCACCAAAGACCTGCTCCCACGCCACCTGAATCAATACGAGCGCTTGATCCTTGACCCGATACAGGCTCTCAGACACCTTCAAGCCTGTTGGCATTGCAGGGGTGGTCGACAGCACCGTGATGTCACGAGGTTGCAGCGCCAAGCCCTGCTCAATCGCTGCGTACTTGCTTGGGTTGTGCGCAAGGGCTGTCACCTCATGGATGCCCGGCTCACTCTCAGCAACTTGCACCACCCGAAAGAGTTGTGCCTCGACCTGACTTGAGGCCAAGACCCAAATCACCCCCGGTTGAGGTGCAGCAGAAAACGAACTGGTCACACCAAGTGTTCGACCGCTGAACGATCCCACTTGTCGTTCTTCCACCGTGCCAGCTGGCGTAATAACTGAAATCCGCCACGAACCTGCAGGTGGGTCTTGGTCAAGCGTCACGGTCACGGTTGTGGCCGCTGCGATACGCCCACCGAGTCGCAAGCCACCACGGCTTGCGTCAGTCACTTTGATGACGTCACCTGGACGCACCACCGCACCTTCAAGCCCAGTGCGAAACGTGATGATTTCCGACTCGGACTGCTCTGAGTAGAGCAACCACTTACCAACTCGGTTAGCCTGACCTCGGGAAGTGCATCCCATGGCCACAACATCAGCTTGCACCAAGCCGTAGCGGGCAATTCCGTCGACATCCTCAACGTATTCCACCTTCTGACGGTAGAAGTCGTCTGGGTCAATCCAACTCACCAACGCCACGGTGTGACGCGCTTTGGCAGACGAGCCTTGGTACGAGAAGTCCCCATCGATGACGTTTGCAGCCGTGAATTGATAGACCGCATCTTGCGGTGCATCTTGGGTCACGGTGATGGCACCACCTGACCAATACGCCATGCCCCTGAAGATCGAGGCCATGTCCTGCACGACCTTGTAAGCCTGCTCTCTTGTCTGCAGATATAGGTTACAGGTGAACCGAGGCTCGTAGCTTCCTAACCCGTTGGGCACCAATTCATCGCAGTAACGTGCCACGCGATACAGGGCCCACTTGTCGACCTGTGCCTCTGGGATGTAGTTGCCCAAGCCATAACGGGTGCTGGTCACCAAATCGTAGAAACACCAGGCAGGGTTGTCCGTCCATGCGACTTTGAATGTGCCATCCCACACGCCCGAATATGAGCGCGTCTCGGGATAGTAGTTAGACGGTATGCGTACCCGAAGCAGCTTCAAGTCATAGCTGCGCTTCGGAATAGAACTGAACTGTGAGGCATCAACGCGCAATGCCATCAAGGCGCTGTTGGGATAACGAAGCTTGCTCTCAATGACTTCGGTGTAGGACTCCAGAAACATCTTGTTCTGGATATTGGTCTTGGTTGAATCCTCTGTGATCCGACGCAACCGCACATCCCATGGTGCAGAACCATTGAGTGGGATGTAGTAGCTGCGTTGGTATTTGGTGGTGGTCTTTCCAGAAACCGAGTCAGCCACCACCTGCGAGTAACCACCCCCGTTGCTTTGCACATCGATCGCAAAGTCCACGGTTGTGCCACTCAAGTCGCCATTGGTAGCGTCTTGATATGTCAGCGCCGGAAAACTAATCTTGACGCGAACAGCATCTACATCCGGATCGGTGATGGCGCGAACGACAGGTTGGTTGAACTTGCATTCCACACCGACAGCAACCTCGTTCTCAACAGATGAGAAACCGGGGATGTAGCTTTGCTGTTGCGTTCCGTTGCGAGTTTCTAGCGTTACGCCAGCGAAGTTGTAACTGCCATCGGCATTTTGAATGGCCGTGTCATCAAGATAAACAGACTTCAGGCCATTGGCCAGCCCTTGAATTTCTCCCTCGCACACCAAGTCCACCACGCGAGCGAAGGCTTTGGAGCGCAGGCTATCGGGGGCCTCTTGTGCAACCCTCGCACTCCCGCCGCCACCTTTGCCACCACCGCCTGCACCAATGATGAGTGAAGGTTGGCTTATGGATTCGGTGATCGATTCATTCATACAGGCACCTCGTCCACATCAATCCCTGCGCTGATGACAGCGGATCCCACAATCAAGCGTCCGTAGCCCACTGGGACAGGCTGACCTTGCGCAGTCGTATTGACTGCACCATTAAATGCATAGCTGGGCTTGTTCTCTGGCCGCTCTGAAGGGTCTGAGGATTTAGGCGTTGGAGCGATCATCTGAGCCACACCGCCAAGAATCATGGATGTGCCCACCGAATACAGCGTGGCTTGCGACAAGAAACTTCCTGCCGCAGCCCATCCCATGGGGTTCCACCAAGCAACGGCAATCAATGCAGCGCCAAGGATGATTTGCCCGAGTCCATTACCACCAGCACCCGAGATGACGGGCGCAATCGTGATGCGTTGCTGACCACTAGGTTCATGCAAACGCTCAAGATTGAGTTCATCTCGACCAACCAGGACTTTGTAGCCAACACCGCGCTCTCCAGAGCTCACCAACACACGCTCAAAGGTTGGGAAGTTGGCACTCAATGCACGCACGGCCTCAGCAGCACTAGCCACCACCATCTTGTGTCGGCGACCGAACTGTCGCCCTAGTTCGCCGAGAAGAATGATGGTTGCCATTACCGTTGTGAATGATGTCTAAGAATGTGTGTTGTGATCTTTTGCCAATAACCGCCATAAACATCGCGGCTCGATAACCGGCCTTGCAGGTGATGCAAGATGAGTCCGTCGCCTAAGTAAATGGCCGCATGATTCGGAACATCCGAGTTCACCTGCATCAGCAAGACATCGCCTTCGCTTAAACCATCTGAACTGGCAACACCGAAACCCGCATGTGCAAAGTTGTCGAGGTAGAGGTTTTCACCACGCTTCCACCACTCATCAAAGCGTTGGTAATCGGGCAAGTCGAGATTCTTCTCTTGGGCATACCAATCTCGGATCAGCGAGTAGCAGTCCAAAACGCCGTGTGACCATTCCCGGCCAACAAGCGCAGCCACATACCCCTGCGGCTGGATCTCTTCCCACACCCCATTGGGATAGGAGACGATGAACCAAGGAATACCACTGGCCTCACAGGCCACACGATCCGCTTGGCTTGGTATCGCAGGCATGTTGGGGTGCGAGTGAACGACCCCAATAATCTGCCCACGCTTGTCTGCTTTGGCATAGTCCACAGGGTCAATCACAAATTGATCAGTCCCCACGCCAATGTTGCGACACGCAACGTAGCTCTCCTTGCCTTTGCGGATGACGAGCAAGCCACATGACTCGCGTGGAAATTCACGCGCTGCATGCTCAAGAGCTAGTTGTTTATTGGTTTCAAGCATCAGCAAACATCACCGTATCAATCCAGCAGCGGGAAACCCGCCAAAGGGAAGCTCCGCATTGGAGCCAAATCGCTTTTGGCAAGAACTCAGTCGCTTGCCACAGGCGTCTTGAGCTTTAAGGGGAACAGACACATCGTTGGCGTTGAAATACGCCGTACCCGTGTAGCCACACTCTGAGCTTCGATAGCCCCAAGGGCAGACGTTTTGCACAATCTGCCTGCGCGGCAACGAGACGCCTTCAAGGTCAAAAGATGCTGCCAATTCGAACTCGACCACATCACGCGTTTCGCGAGACTTGCGATCGATGTAATAGACGTCATCCGCAAACTCGGCACTTGGATCCGCCGTTGGGTTGGCGCCGCTGGCAAAGTTCACCCCGTCTAGATACTTGACCAAGGTGCGCTTGCGAGTGATCTTGGCTCCCACCAGGTCTTGATACGACAAGATCAAGGCAGTGATACTGCCAGTGACGTTGGCCACTTTGAGCTTTGGCCTTGGCACTTGCCCATTGCCGTTGAACTCAAAACCATCGGCCTGAATCGGAAACGGCTCGTAGACATTGCCTTGCCAGACCACCTGCCTGCGCAACTCATTTGTGCCCGCATGAAAGCGCACAACACCTTCGTTAAAGAGACTCAAGTCCAGTACAAACAACTCAATGACCGAACTTGGTGCAAGTTTTTGAATTTCGGTCGTGATGGCTTGTGTGGTCATGACAAATCAAACACCTGCTTGAAGGTGGCGCGAATGTTTTCTATGTTGGGCTCTTCAATCGTGCGACTCCACTCGTCACAGGTGAATTTGCCCGTGAGGCCGCTTGGGGTTGTCCAGTCGAATGCTTGAACCGCACCTCGGGCTCGTAAGAAGCTGTCGATGGCAGATGCGTCACTGGTGGACTTCCCCCGAAACTCCAGCGACCAGACTTCAGGCTGCGTGTTGATGCCATAAGCCAAGCGTTGCTCGTAACCATCGCCAAAGGAGACCCGTCGCACATTTGGTTTAACGGTGAGTGAAGCCCCGATGGATGGAATCCATGTGAAGGTAGCCATCTAAAGTTCCTTGGGTCAAAAAGTTCCTTAATTCAGTCTCATCTCCCCATCCTTCGGGGATCAAGCAAGCCGCCAGCTCGCTTTTGGTTGAGCAACTCTTGGCGAACAGCGCTGGATATAGCGCGACCTAAGTCTTGGCCTTGACCAGCCGTTGAGGTTGTTCCACCCTCGGCAACATTGACCGAGATGTTGAAAACATCCCCTCCACCCGAACCACCTTGGCGCATGGTGACGGGAATTGAGCGGCCATCAGGCAATGGGACATACGCCTCATTCATGGAGCCTTCACCAAACACGGCCAGCTGAGGCGACGATGCAACCCCGCCACCTGCATAGGTGCGCAATGGCAATGGGCCAGCTGAAGTCATAACGCCACCATTGGCAAATCCAAACATCCCGCCCAAGGCATTCGCCATTGGCAAGGTGATGGAGCGTTGAATCTGAATTCGTATCAGGTCCGAAATGATCGACGTTGCAAGGGTTCGGAAATCAAGCTTTCCTGTCATCACGAAGTTGGTCAACGCATCGGTCATTCCATTGAAGGCTCTGGTGGTAACCGCCTCCATTTGCTTACCCACTTGTTCGGTCTCTTCGCCGAGGGTCCGCAATGCTTTAGAAAACCCTGCACCAGGGTCTGAGAGCTCAAACGCTCGCTGACCCAAGAGCTGCGCACCATCAGCGGCCTGCCTTGCCGCCTCCTCAATTCGCTTGAAGGAGTCAGCCAGCTTATCGTTGCCTGGTGCAGCCTCCACCAACTCCCTTGCCTTTGCGGCAAAGTCAGCCAATTCCTCTGCGCTGGACTTGCGTGCAGCCGAAAGGCGTTTGAGCGACTCCACCTCACTGATGGCACCACTATCTTTGAGCACCTTGATCTGCTCTTCGGTGGCTCGCAGTTGGTTTTGACCTCTGGCGACTTGCTCTTGGATGTCCTTGAGCGTCTCGCCGGGCAGTTTGATCTCGCGCTCCAGATTAGACTGCTGCGCATCACGCTCGAGTTTTTCACGACGCAGCGTGATCTCTGTCAGTTTGTCTTGAAGCTTGAGTTTGTCCTGCGTGGTTTTGGCAACCGTTGCAAGACCGCGCTTGAGAATAGTTTCCTCTTGCCCATACAGGTCACCCAGCTTTTGCGTGAAGTCTCCCTGCGCGTTTAGCCTTGCCTCACTTGCTTCCTTGTAGCTGATGTAGCCTTGACTCTCATACAGATCAATGATCTTCTGACGGTCTTTGAGTATGCCGCTCTCAACGTCTGTGAGACCTTGAAGCTTTTTGATATCGCTCTCAATTTGAGCCATTGCTCCTGCGGTGAGTGCTCCTGTCGCTGAGTTGTAGTTCAGCTTCGGTTTAGATGCACCAACTGCGGCATCTGATTCCCCTTTGTTGATGGCATCAAATCGAGACTTGACCGCATCAGAGAGCAGCGGCATCTTCCACAGGTCAACATAGTTCTGGTTGGCCTTTTCGACAATCGAGTTTCGCTTTTCAAGTGCGGCCTTGAGCGTGGCTTGGTTCTCATCGGAAAAAGGATTAAGACCCTTACCCCCAGCAATGAAAGTGCCAAGCAACTCCATATCGGCCCAAACGGCCTCAAAGCTTCCGATCACAGACTTGACCATTTGGATCAGACCGCGCATCGCATCAATCACGATCGCCAATCCAACAGCAGCATCTTGCGCCCACTCTTTCAGAGTGCCGTCATCGCGCAAACGAACCATGGCCTCAGCCGAGTTGTGCGTCCCAAGAACCACTTCTTTGAGTTGCCCAACTAACTCTTCCATAGCGGGTATTGCTGCAGTCACGATGGTCTGGGCCACAAAGTTGTGCTCTGCCTTCAAACGCCCGAGCGCTTTAGACGCTTGCTCAGCGGATTCAATCTCCGCTTGAGTCATTCGGATGTTGAGATCCTGATTTGCAGCCAAGTCTTTGAGGAATGGCAGCAGCGTTGCCCCTGACTTGCCGAACAACTCAAGCGCGATCGCAGTTTTGCCTGCACCGTCTTCAAAGTCCGATAGCTTCAAGGCGATGTCGTTCATCACCTCCGCAGGATCGCGAAGATTTCCTCCAGAGTCCTTGGCTTTGATCCCAAGGTAAGCCAATGCTTGGCTCGCGCCCTTGGTTTCATCGTCAACACCAGCCAGGCCCTTGGAGAGTTTGGTCAAACCAACGCTGATTTGTTCCATGGCCACACCAGAAATGGTGGCCACAGGGGCAAAACCAGACAAAGCGACTGCGCTGGCACCCGTTTGCTCGGCAAAGTCTTGCAATGCAGCAACGGATTCAAGTGTGTGAGCAATGAGCTCCTTGAGCGCGCCAACAGACTCAACCCCGATCGCAATGGCAAAGGTGGTCTTTGCCACATCTGCCACCCGTTCGAGCGAAGAGCGCATGCCGTCGGCATGTTTTTCAAGAAGTCGGGCACTCTTGCCCAAATCTTCCCGAAACTCTGCCGTTTCAGCTGCGAGTTTGACAACTAAGGAGCCAATATCAGCCATTGTTCTTCTTCACCTTGTGAGCAAACATGGCCTTGAACCTCGCCACATTGAGACTGACGTCTTGCGTTGTCGCTTGTTTTTCCATGAACGGCATGAAATCTTCAGGTCTAAAGGGACTCGCATCTTTGGCCCTGTGCGCATTGGCAAAAGTGGATGCCACCACTCCTGATCTGTAATCAGCGCGGTAGTCCCCAAAGGGCTCCAGTTGGTAGAAAGCCAGCCACTCTGAAAACTCATCAGAGCCCATCCGAGCCAGCATCTCGCGCACAGGCATCCCAAGTGCCAGTGCCAAGCGAAATGCAAAGCGTCGGGTCGGATGGGTTTTTAGGCGTTTTTTGCTTGTTCGACCTGTTCAGCACCGATGCCGTTCAGTCGCTGAGCCACAGCAAACACCCGGTCAAGTGCCTTGGCGCTTTTGGCACCCAAGGCAGCAACGTCTGCGTCACCAAACAGGCGGTTGCCCGATTCATCGCACACGGCCAAGGAGACCAAGCGAGCGCGGACGTTTTCCAATCGGCCTTCTTTGCCAATCAAGCTGGCTTCAAACGCATCGCGATCTGTTCCCGTCATGGTGCGCACCTGCACCTCACCACCCCACTCGGGGACTTTGACTGTTTCTTTGGGTAAGTCGTCACATTGCAAAATTTGTTCACGCGTCAACATGTGTTTCTTCCTCTCAAGCTTCGGTAATTTCGCCATCGATCTCAATCGTCACAGACGCTTGCACCACAGCATCCACACCACCTTGCACGCTAAAGGTGGTGACATAGCCGTAGAAGGTCCAAATCGCTGGCACGGTGTCTGTGAACGTCAACTTGAACTGACGGCGCACACGATTGGCGCGATCACTTCGCAGACCTTGATGGATCGTGTCGTCGGGGTTGTAGTGCATGGTCAAAGTCAACTGACCTTCATCACGCAAGCCCACGCGCTTTTCTTTAGACGCTGAGGCCAGGTTGGTGACGTCGATCACGGCGGCTTGACCGCCAGGACCTTGAAACGACACCACGTTGGGGATCACTTCAAAGGCGGTTGTTCCAAATCGAGAAATCGTAATTCCCTGTGCGGTAATTGCTGTGCTGCTCATGTGTAGCTCCACGTTTAGGGTGGACTGACCTGTCGGAAATAGGTGTAGTCCACGCTCACCCGGTACAGCCGGGCCTGTTCTTCAAAATCTGATAGCCCCATGCGTACATCGACGACGGTGCTTTTATCGACCAACAACGTGTCAAGAATCTCGTCGTGCAGACTCAATGCCTCTTGATACGTTCTGGCGTAGGTATCGACTTGCATGCGTATGCGTTGCAAGCCGTGCGGCCCATCGAGGCCAAAGATGTGCTCTTGAACGATGGGCGTGTAAACAATGGCTGGGTACTGAGCGTCTTGTGCGGCAACAAGCGCATAAACCTCCCCAGCCGCCAAAGTTTTGATGGCGTCGTAGAAGTCCTGCATGGCTATTTCTTGTTGAACGCTTTCGCTTCTAGTTCGATGCGATCGCTGAGTCGGTCCTTCATCGCTTGAACAGCTTCACGCCGCTTTGCTTCGAGTGCGGGTCTGAGAAATGGTCGAGCTTGCATCTTGCGAGTGCCAAACTCAATGAAGCGCCAGTACCAAGCGTCTTGGGACAGATTCCCTTTTTTGCCTTGCTTGCGGTACTTCTTGCCGTGACGCACAGTCACGAAGAAGGTTTGCCGAGTGAGGCTTGAAAGCTCAGGGATGTGTTTCATGATCACCGAGCGTTTCAACGTGCCAGGCGGAGGTTGGTTTGGGCCCAGCGACTCGGCAGCCTTTGGTGCACGCATCCTCGCTTCATCTCGAATGACCTTCGCTCCTGCATAGACGGATACGCGAAGTCCATTCTTAGCCACCCGATCAGGCAACTCTCGAAGCGCCTTGGCCAACTCTGCCAAGCCTTCAATTTTGACGATTTTCTGCTTAGCCATCGTCAAGTCCTTCAGAAGCTAGAAGGATGATCTGCGTGCGCTTTTCGTCTTCATTCAAAGCTGAGTGAATGTTGAAGATGCGGGACTTATAGAGCACACGCATCTGCGCGACTTGCTGTGGGTTGTCAAATACAGGCTGGTATCGAACCGTGATCTGATGCGTCAATTCAGCAGAGATCCGATTGGCGATCACAGCCTCTTTGCCTGAGAGCGGTTGAATGTCCGCCCAAACTGTCGCCACATCCAGCCAAGTCCGACAAGGAGCGCCTAGGCTGTCTTTGATGGTGCTCGGACGTTGCACCTTGATGCGTCGCGAGAGCATGCCTGCGCTGATGGGATTCATATGAATGAGACCTTGAATGGGTCGAGTAACCCGTCAACAAATGGCAAAGATTCAATTCGGCCACGAGAGAGTGCAGCGACTTCTTCTCGGTGCGCATAAAGACTACCAACTCGTAACTTGATCCAGCTCTTGATGCCTTCGGGCACCGCTGTTGCGTCGCCATAGCCAACATCAAAGGTGACCGAAACCGCACCGATTTGTGGCAACGGAATAGGCCAGATTTGGCCAAATACAGGTGTGAGCCGGGCAGGCTCACAGGCTGTATCGACCGTGTAGCTGTTCGAGGGCAAGGTCTGCATGACGCCTGCCATGTCGAGGTAGTTGATAGACACCACGTTCAGGACGGGTGACTTATGAATGAGGATGGCATGCCCAGGCAATGTGAAAGGCTGTCCCGCTGGAACCCCCATGAGGCTCGGACCGGGAAAGCTATCCATGACCAACTTCCAACGCGCAGTGATGAACTGCCTGTTGGTGATGGTCTCTGCTGCTTGTCTGGCAGCAGAGATCAAAGCCTGAATCAACCCATCGTCATCATCGAAATCCACCCGCAAGTGGAGCTTGGCCTCTTCAAGAGAAACTGGCTCCCCTACGGGAGGGGTGATCAATTGCATGGGCATGCCCTTGGTCTCCCCTCAGACTCAGATAACCTGAGCCACTGCAGCCTGGTTGCTTGCGTCACCCGGTGCGAATCGAGGATTAAACCCAAGCAACTGCGCTGAAGTCAGACTGGCTGCGACAGCCACAGTTACAGAGAGACGGACATAGCTGAACCCGTTGTTCACATCCAGCTCTTCGGGGCGCAAGTTAATCAAGACTTGCTTGCTGTCACCCGTGGCCTTGACGATCTGGGTGATGGCTTTACCAGTCACATCCTTAGCTCCAGTGCCTAAGGCGTCGGTAGCTTGCTGAAGCTTTGCATCCAGCGTGGCACCCGTGCCCAGGACACCGCTTTGAATCAAAGCCAGCAGGTTGTGGTGGTTGCCAGCTGAAATCCAGCCGGTGGTGACAGTGCCCGCCGCTTGACTGGCGGGATCGATGGTGGCCAGAACTGAAATCAGTTCGCTGCCTTTTGCATTGGGAAACATTAAATTTTTCCTTTAGGTAATGGCCACGATCAACGTGCGCCCAATTGAACAAAGGGCGACATCGTTGCGCTGCCCTTGGCTGGCGAAATGGGTGCCGCGATCTTGGATTGACCGTCCATGCGGAAGGTCGTCCGGAAGGCCGTAAGGTCTGCATCAAAATACAGATGCATCGAAGTGGCCGTTTGCAAACCACCCGCTTTGGTGATGGTCTGGTAGTAGGACAAGTCAGCCAACAACACATCGCCTGCGCCGGAGAAACTGTTCGCGTGTTGCGAGACAAACACCGGACGACCCAGCAAGGTGCCGTAGGGAGAGACTTGGATACCACCGACGTTCAAGCCCATGGGCAGGTAGATCGGGTAATTGCCCAAGGTGAGTGTGAACAGCGCTGGCAACACATCGTTGTTGACGATCCAGACCGCCTTCGCAAATGACGCTGGGGGCAGGCGAGAAATCATCTTGGCCAAGTTCTGAGCCAACAGCGTTTGTGTCGCCTGACCTGTTTCCTTGGCCACCGTCACCGTGGTTGCATTGCTCATACAGCCCACAGGAACGCCTGTGCCCGAGCCAAAGAGTATGGACTCATTGGTCTTCCAGCGGATGGAAGTGGCAATCTTGTCGGGCAAGTAGGTGGACAACGCATTGGTGTCGTCCAACAGCTCATCCGTCACAGGCACAAGGGCCATCAGCTTTTTGAGGCGCAAGGTGGACAGGCCCAACACCGGTTTGGTATTCACCGCTGGGGTGGCTTCGCCTTGCCAGTAAGCACGGATGCCGTTGCTGCCCCATGGCGTGGTTTCGTCCTTGGGGAAGGCCATGGTGTTGCCCGTGATCTCCACGTTGTCTGTCAGCGGCAGGAGCGAGTCCTCACCCAACGACAACTGGAAGATCTCTTGTGCAAACTGAGGTGGCACCAAGAAACCGCCATCTTGAGCGGAGCCTTCGCTACCAAAGCTCGTGGGCACAGCCGCACCACGGGTGGAGCCAATCAGCAGTCGCTCATCAAGAGAGCTGCCGTGCTTTTGAGCTTGGCAGACGGTCTTGAGAAACTCGCCAACGCTTTTGAAGCCGTGTTTGGGGTCAGAGGCTGCGTTATCGACAACCGTGATCACGGAGGCAGTGGGCAGTTGGGCCGTGTGGGCCAACTGCGCCTCCTCAGCAATCAAGGCAGCCTCGCGATCGATGGCACTCGAAGTTGCTTCGATCTTGGCTTTCAGGGCTTCAAAAGCACTGACCTCTTCTTCGTTCATGTCACGCTGCTCAGCGGCAGCGATATCGGTCAGGGCACGTGCGTCCTTGACCAAGGATGATTTGCGAGCTTGAAGCTCACGGAGTTGCTTACTCATTGGTTTTTCTCCAGAAATGAAAAAACCGCCTGGTCGAAATGACTCAAGGCGGCGACAGGGATTACGACCAACGGGTCGCAGTAATGCGCACCCCTCTACGGAGAGGTGCAAAAACAATGAAAGTGGTTAGATCAGCGCAAGTGCGTCACGCGCTTGTTTGAGGCGTGACTGGCTGTGTGGTCTGCTAGACCGTATGTTCGCTTGCATCTTGGCCAAGACATCATCAAAGGTGGCGATGCCATCGACCATGTTTTGAGCCAATGCGGCATCAGCTCCCAACACACGACCTTCACCCATTCCGGTTTTGACATCGTTGATGGACACACCGCGACCAAGCGCCACGGCCTCAACGAAGGCGTTGTAGTAGTCATCGACTCGCGACTGCATGAACGCCTGCGCCTGCTCATCGAGCGGCACATACGGATTGCCCTCCACCTTAAACTTGCCTGCGGAGATGAGCGTTGGTTTGACCCCATCCTCTTCGAGTGCTTTTGAATAATCAAAGTGGGCTTGCCAGACACCAATCGAGCCAACTTCACCACCTGGGGTGACATAGAACTCGCTGGCCGAGCAGCCAATCCAATAGGCCGCCGATGCTGCCAGACTGTTGGCCACGGCAATAACCGGTTTTTGTGCACGCGCTTTGATGATTTCGCCTGCGAGCTCACTCACCCCGTAGACACTTCCGCCAGGACTGTCGATGTCGATCAGGATCTGACCGACCGTGTCATCAGCCAGCATTTGGCGCAAGACGGATGTGAATTGTTGGGTACTCGAGCTGCCGGGGCCGGAGATGTCGTCCACCATGTTGCCGCGTTGGGTCACAACACCATACAGTGGGAGCACCGCAATGCCAAAGCCTGTGCTGGCCGCTGCCATCTGTTTGCGTGAGTCGCGGAGCACCCGATCGGTGTTGACCTGAAACATCGTCTCATCGCTGGGCGGCTCACCCGCAGACCAACGGGTCAGGATGCCAGACATGGCTTGCAAACGCTCTGGCATCAAAGCCCAAGGCGTAGTCAAGAATTCAGAGAGAAGGAGTTGTTTGTTCATTGGTTCATTCCAAGTTGAATAAGTGAAGCCGACAGCGCGTCTTCTTGAAGCGGGAGGACTTGTTGCTGCGCCCATGCACTCACATGAGTGGCATCGAGCCCAAAGGCTTGTGAGATCAATCCGATTTCGTTGGTGCCAATCGAGCCCTTCTTGGCAATGCGTCGCGCCAGACGATTGGCGTTTGATGCCACCAGCATCCGAAAACGCAGGCTCATGTCCTGCTCTGCCGGAGGTGTGGCGTCCTCAGAAGGTTCGGTATTGTTGGTCTCGTTTTCTAGCTCGGCCTCTTCGGCATCCTCTTCTTCCACCATGTTCAGCGGACGAAGCGGCTGATCGAGTCCTTGCAAGGGGTTGAGGTTTTCAGAGATGCGAGCTTCGTTTCGGGTCAACCAGCCGTTTTGGATACCGCTTTGGTAATAGGCAGAACGGCTTGCAGCGTCACCTCGCATGAGGTTGGCAAAGTCAAACTCGATCTCCAGCGCATCACCATCGGGGAGAAGCTCCGTTTCGATGGACGCCTCCCAACGCTCAGCCCATGGCGTCATGGTGTGCATGACGAACTCGAGGCTTTGCTGTTCGATGTTGGAAAACGTTGCTCGCTCCAAATCGGCAATCATGTGCGGTGGCACACGGAACATTCGAGCAATGTCTGTTATCTGGAACTTGCGTAGTTCTAAAAACTGAGCATCCTTGTTCGTGACACCCACCTCATGAAACTTCATGCCGTTCTCGAGTACGAGCACCTTGCCCCGGTTCGAGCCAGCCTGTGCCGACTGATACGAATCACGAAACACCCGTTTGGCTTCGGCATCCTTGAAGGTGCCGGGAAATTCAATCCAGCCACCCGTGGGTTTGGCGTCGTTGGTGAAGAACCTAGCCCCGTAGTCCTGCGCGGCCAAGGCCATGCCAAGACTCTCTCTGGCCAACTCGATTGGGCTCATGCCCATCAGTCCGTCCGAGGACAGGCCCCTCAAGTGCCAGATCTGGCCTCTTGGAAAAACTGTTTCGTCACCGCTTTGCATGCGCACCCGGTAGCGGAAATCTCCGCTGTCCATCACCTCCATGCGTACACGGTCAGGATGGATGGGCATCAGCTCGGTGATCTCCCCTCTGGGGTTGGAGATGATCTGACAAAACGCATTGCCTCTGAGGGACAGGTGCCCTTGCAGCATCTCTCGCCACTCGAAGGGGTTTTGGAACCGATTGGGTTTTCTGGCTAGTAGGTTGTAGAGCCAGTGATCCGTCACCCGGTCTTTGCCACCATCCTTACGTTGGCGGTAAACCACCACAGGCAAAGATGCCATGGTCTCAGACAGAATACGAACGCAGGCATAAACCGCCGACAGCCGTAGTGCCCCGTCGGGCGAGACACGCATGCCTGAGGAACTACGGACTGAGACAGGCTCAAAAAAGAAATCGCCCCATGGAGAGCGATCGCTTGAGGAGGCTTTGAATCGATCAAGTAATGTGAAAAGTCCCATTGCTTCAGAGCACCATCAACTCATAGTCAGAACCTAGGACCACCGATTCACCCGGTTTGATTGCGCGTGAGAGCGCCATGATCAAGGCCACGATTCCGTCTATCTTGTTTTCTGCTCGCTCCTTGCGCGGATAGATGTTGTCTTTGACGTCCAAGTGAGCCACCACGTTGCTGGCCATCCAGCCAAGAACAGGGTCGCCGTCGTGAACGAGCTTCTTTTGTAAGACCAAGGCTTCCAAGGTCTTCATGGGTTCGCTGAAGTTCAGAACCGTTGGCCGCACCTCAATCATGGGCAGCCCTTCAGACAGCATCCTTGTGGATAACTGTGTGGCTTGGAACGGATCAAATGCAACAGCCTGAATCTCATACCGGGAGGCCATATCCAAAAGGTCCGATTCGATCCAACCGAAATCAATCACATTGCCCGGTGTCACGATCAGACGCCCTGAATGCATCCAGCCCGAATACTGGCTGTTGCCAGCCCCGTTGACTGTGTCCTCAGGGAGGTAGTACTTGCCAAAGGTCACAAATGCATCGGAGATTTCCGGATGCTTGAATACAGCGATCAATGCAGCAATGTCCGTCTTACTCGCCAAGTCCAAACCAATCCAGCAAGGCTGACCTTCAAACTGATCAATGAACATTGCCGGGTCACCACACGCGTCCCAAGAACGCATGTCCATCCAAGCGGTGTCCGCATTGACCCATTCATTGAGGTGCTTGGTCTTGAAGTTGTTGACCGCACTTGGCAGCTGCATCGCCTTTGCCTGCAGTGGCCCCAAAATCTCCGACCGAACCGAAATGCCCCAGTTGGGATTGGCTTTAATCAATGACTCCTCGGTCGTCCAGTCATCTCCATCATCTAGCCCGTAGATGATTCCAAACTGGGTCTCGTCCTCGAAAACACCATCTAGGAGTTTCGTCACAAAGGATCGCACCTCGTAGCAAATGCCTGCTCGATTGCTACCGGCAGTAGTGATCACCCACAGCAAGGAGTTGTCTCGCTTGCCCGTTCCGGTTTCTACAACGTCATAGACCGTACGGGTCTTATGCGCATGGAGTTCATCCACGCACCCGAAGTGAATATTCAAACCATCCAAGGTCGAGCCTTCAGCTGATAGCGCTTCAAACTTAGAGCCCGAGGACAGCACGTTCATGTTGTGCGCTCCGACATTCACCGAGAAACGATTGCGAAAACCAGGACTACGACGCGCCATGGTTTGGGCGTCACCAAACACGATCCTTGCTTGATCACGCGTAGTTGCCAAGGAATAAACCTCGGCTCCACCCTCACCATCAGCTGCCAGCATGTAGAGCCCGACAGCGGATGAGAGCGTGGACTTTGCGTTTCCACGTGGAACCTCGATGTAGGAACGACGAAACCGTCGAGTTCCATCAGCCTTCACCCAACCAAACACAGTGGTCAGGATGAAAACCTGCCAAGGCTCAAGTGAGATTGCTTCACCAGCCAGCGGCCCCTTCACATGAGGGAGTCGCTCGATGAAGGCACACATGTTGTCTGCTGGGTAGTAGCTCTTGCCACTTTTACTGGTCAGCTTTGGATTGAATTGATAGGGACTGTCTTTGCCCTTGAACTTCTTCAAATCGCTGAGCTGTCGCTGGCAAGCAGCTTGCACCCACTTGCAGGCCAATATTTCTCCGGCCACGACCTTCTGTGCGTACATCTTGGCAATGTCCGCATAACTGTCTTGAGCCATTGAACTTATCCCGCGATGTCAGCCCACGGATCCATGTCGTCGTCAGCGGCCTCCATGGGCAAAGTGACTCTCGATCTGGATGCGGGCGTGAACCCCATCTCCGTGGCTGCTTTTGTCATGATCTGTGCCTGCTTGTTTGCTATCGCCAGATACGGAGACTGCATCGGCACACCTGTGTTTGGGGCCTTCACCAAAAGGCCCGTCTTTGCGATACCTGCTTGAGCTTTGCGGTACAGATCTGCGGCACATGCCCAGACCTCCAGCACCGACATATCTAACTTCTTAAGCAAATTGGGCGGCGCACATTCCAACGCATACCGCCAGGCTGACTTGGCCCCTTCGGGCATGTAATCAGGTGGCTCAACCAGGTCGCCCTGAGGCTTTGGTTCGCGCAGGTTGGTTCGGCATTTTTGGAGCGTGCCTTTGATTTGCTTAACTTTGGTGGGCAGCGGTTTTCTTCCAGCCATATGACTCCCTTTTGAGGGAAGCCCCCCCTAGTTCAATTTGCACGCGTAAAAATTTGGGCAGGCGAGCGCATCTTTGCCTACCAGTCGTAGAGATTTAGACCCCCTACCCCCCAGCAGTGCGCCGCCAACTCTCCGCAGCTGTCTTGCGGTTGTGACAGGACACACACAGTGATTGCAGGTTTGCCGTATCAAAGCGGCCACCACCGTCCTTGATTGGGACGATGTGGTCCACCACTTTGGCAGCAACTGTTTGCTCTTTGCCAGCACACACCCTGCAAAGGGGGTGCAACCGTAAGAAGTTGGCACGCAAGCGCCGCCAATTTGCTGATTGATAGAACCCAACCTCCGCATCAAAACTACGACGCGCACGACCGTAATCACGGTGCACCAATGCGCGATGTGCGTCGCAATAGCCAGGCTTAGCCAAGACAGCCATACATCCCGGGTATCTGCAAGGAGTTGGAGCACTTCTTGGCATCTCAATCAACTTTCAAGGAATAAGCGACACATCGAGTAATTAGCTTGGCTTCTTCTCGAATGAGAGCGTCAATGCTTTACATCGCAACAAACAAAGGAGATCAAAGCAATGAACGCAAAAGCCACCGCCTTCTCGATTGATGAACTTGGGTTCATCCAAATCGCGCCAACCGATGTCTTGTCCGCCGTAGCCAAGGGTGAGCTCGACCTCAACCACCTAGCCCGTCTTGAGTTGGCCAACAGAGGCCTGGACAAAGACGGTCATTGGGTGGGGTTTGACAAGGCTCACCTCATCCACAAAACCAAAGGAGCAAAAGCATGAGCAACCCGAGCCAAGAGCAAGTGATCGGGCAAATAGCTCAAGACCATTTGTTCATCCAAACACTTGAAACCCAAAACAGCGATCGCCACGATTTCCACGACGTTTCCGTCTGGGCCATCAAGAGCGCGCTTGAAGCTGCCTACGCCGCAGGCGCTTTAGCAGCACAAAACAAATCAACAACATCGAAAGGTAAAAAATGAAACTCACAGACTCTCAACGCGCTTTGCTTGAAGCAGCAGCTAAACATCCGCAAAAAATACTGTGTGACTTCCCCGCCAACCTCAAAGGCGGCGCACTCATCAAAGTGCTCACCGCCCTTGGCAACTCAGGGTTGATTGCCCCGCACAGCAAAACCTCTGAGGGCACAACCCAATTTGCCATTACGGCAGCTGGTCGAGAGGCAATTGGCGCAAAGCCAGAAACCCAAGCCAAGCAACGGGAAGGAACCAAGCAATCGACCCTGATTGAGTTGCTCAAGCGTCCAGAAGGCGCAAGCCTCGCTGAAATGGTTCAAGCGACAGGCTGGCAGCAACACACCATACGAGGGGCGATGGCAGGTTCATTGAAAAAGAAACTGAGCCTGAACATCGTGTCCGAGAAGACCGATGGTCAAGAGCGCAAATACCGAATTGTTTGAGGCACGTATGACAACCATGACGATCACCATCGAGAGAACGCCTCGCACTTTGATGTTTGCAGGCAAAGAGATCAACGTCCAAGAGCTCAGCGTTGAGCTGCCATTTGCCCGCAAGCCATCCAGCCTTGAGGAGGTTGGAGGCTACGGCAACTACAAAGTGTTCGTAACCGAAACCAAGGAAATGACACCAGAGGAGTTCGATTCCTTTGGACGAACCCTACTGAAATCTCGCGACTGGTTGGCAGGCAAAGGAGGTGGCACAGGTGACGGGTTTCTGTGCGTTGAGATCAAAGCACCTGGTCGCCCTTATCTCTACGTCAACCCCGAGGGCGGGGACTACGCCCGTTACGTCGCAAGGCTTGGATAGAACAAGGGCGATTGCAGTGCTTTACTCACCTAAGACCTCAGCTTGAGCCTCGAGCTCTCGGTTCGAGAGCACTGCTTTCTTGCCCGTGTACTCCTCCCAACGCTTGACAATTACATCGACAAACTTGGGATCCAACTCAACCAATCGAGCCTGGCGGTTGGTTTTCTCGCAAGCGATGAGGGTTGTGCCAGAGCCACCAAAGAGATCGAGCACGATGTCACGACTCTTTGAGGAGTTCTGGATTGCACGCTCGACCAGCTCAACGGGCTTCATGGTCGGGTGTAGGTCGTTAACCCGGGGCTTGTTGTAGTTCCAGATGTCCGACTGATCACGGTCACCGCACCAGAAGTGATCAGTTCCCTGTTTCCAGCCATACAGGATGGGTTCGTACTGGCGCTGATAGTCAGCGCGACCGAGCGTGAAGGTGTTCTTAGCCCAAATGATGAAGGTGGACCACTTGCCACCTGCATCAATCCAAGCCTTCTGCAATGTGTGCAACTCCGAAGAGCTCATGCACACATAGCAAGCACCCTTGGTCACGACCAAGAGGTTCAGGCAGGCGTCGTAGAGGAATTGGTAGAACCCATCGCCCAAGGCATCGTTCATGATGCGACGGTCTTTGCCGCGCATCTTGTCCTTGGCGTTGTTGCCATAGTCCACGTTGTAGGGTGGATCAGTGAACGCCATGTCTGCGAGCTGACCATCCATCAGCCTCTCAACGTCTGACAGAAGGGTTGAGTCGCCACACAGAAGGCGGTGGTTGCCAAGAATCCACAGGTCACCAGGTTTGGATACAGGTTCCACGGGTGGCTCTGGGACTGCGTCATCTTCGGTCAAACCACCGCCAACGTCAGCACCGTTGAGCAGTCGCTCAATCTCTTCATCACCAAAACCCAAAAGACCAAGGTCTACGTTTGCACCTTGGAGCTCTTGCAACTCCAGAGTCAGCAGCCCATCGTCCCAACCAGCATTCAATGCAATGCGGTTGTCGGCCAGGATGTAGGCTTTCTTTTGGGTATCGCTCAAGTGCCCGAGCTCAATCACCGGAACCTCTTTGAGGCCGAGCTTTCGAGCTGCGGCCAGACGACCATGTCCAGCGATCAAACCATGCTCACCATCGGTGAGGATGGGATTGTTGAATCCGAACTCGGAGATGGAGGCCGCGATCTGTGCCACCTGCTCATCGCTATGTGTGCGGGCATTGCGGGCATAGGGAATCAACTTATCCAAAGGCGTCATCCGAATCTCTGGATGCTTTTGAGTTTGAGGCATGCGTGTTCCTACAATTGCCTGCACAGAGGTAGGCAATGAAGATTGAAGTGAAGAAGGGAGTCCTCGCCAGAAAACTGGGCAAGGATTTCAAGGATGAGGGGTTCATTCCCCTGAGTGCGGGGACTTACGAGGTGTCAGGTCCTGCTGAGCACGGCTACCTGGCAGTGACTGTCTCAGAGGGAGTGACGGGCTACATCCATGTGGACAAGCTCGAAGAGATGGTGAAACAAGACTCTGTTTTGCTTCGCTGAATCAAGTTGCTTTGATTCCCAACGTATCGAGAATTTACCTGATTCATTCCCGAAATGCGACACCCTTTTTTTGGCCAAATTCAGCAATCGCCGTAACTAAAACAGCAACCGCCCGAACTCGTTGGAAATATTGCCCATTTTTGCCAACTCCTCTCTTTGGGCAACATTCCAACGCTGATGTGTTCATGGTTTGATCTGGTTGATCACTTGGAGCATGGCGAACTGCCAGTGGCGCTGTGCGGTGCGTGAGCAGCAACCAAAGCGCTGACCGATGTCTCGCCACCCATAGCGCCTCGCACGCATCCAGACCAGTTTTCGTTGCTCGACATCGAGGCACTGGATCCAACGCATGACCTCCAGCATCTCCTCGACCTCTTTGGGGCTTGGCGGAAACTTGATGTAGCGGCGTTCCTCCACTGCGCTTCTAACTGTCTCCGTTTGCTTGATCTCTGGCCAGTAGCTCACATAACCTTGCACTCTGACTGCTGGCAGTCGGTATGCAGTGCGTGCAGCCTGGCGAAACCTCTCGCCCACGTTGTCGATGTTGAGTTCATCCAATTTTTCCCCCTTTGCCTTTTGTCCCGTAGAGCCTGTTGCCAATGCTCTCGATGAGTTGTTGTTCTAAAAAGTCGAGCCGCTGGTCGTTAGCAGCGATCACAAGAAGGTGGCTGTTTTGCCAGCCTTCACGCTTGGTGCGCTCGACGTCCATGGGAATGGGTTGTGCTCGACCAAGCGGAGATGGGTAACGCACGGGAGGAAACTTCATCTCACACCCCCTCGTTATTCAGGATCGCAAGGTTCAATAACGCAATGGCGTCGGCTTCGTTGTCATCGCTGACAGCAAACCCGAGCTCGCACACCGCTTTGATCACATCGTCTTTGGACGCGTTGCCCTTGCCGCTGATGTGTCGTTTGATCGTGCCAACGGGAACACCTTCGTAGGGGATCTGGTGATGCTCACACCAGCTCGTGAGCGTTGCCATCAACCCGCCGTAGACATGAGCCGCATCCACCCCGAGATGACGCCGCACTTCCTCGAAGTAAACGGCATCGATGCCATGCTCGGTTGTGGCTTTGATTTCTGTGAGCCAGCGTTTGAAGCGCAAGAAGCGCATCCCACCACCCTCGAACCGTTGCGGCTTGAAGCTCACAAATCCGTGTGCAATGCTCCCCGCTTGATCACGAAGAGCCCAACCAGTTGTCGTGCCCAAGTCGAGGGCCAAAATTGTCTTGAGTGTCATAGTCGTCCTTGCTCTGACGCACTGACACATATCGACGTTGTTTTCTATATTCCCTCTATTACGCGTACGCGTGAGACGTCGATAATAGGAAAACAGCGTCGAGCTGTGTCATGCGTCAGTTTTGTGTCTGAAAGTGAATCCTTTTTGATTTCTTTTCGGTCTCAATCGACCTCGTGAGGAGTGAAGCGAACGGGCGCGCCTTGCTTCAAACCGATACCCTGGAAGCCACGAACACCACTTGAGTTGCGCCATCGCTCCACACCTTTGGAGATCAAAAGATCAGAAAAGCGGCGTTGCGACCCTTGGTATTCCCCGTTCGTTTCAGCCCATTGCTTCCAGTCGTTGTAGAGCTCAAAGGTGAGCGACTTGGCGTTGCTGACCAACACGCAGCGTTCATCAATCCAGCGACCCATAACGTCTTCGGACTCGAAATACTCATTGGTGGCTGATGTGACAGAGGTCGGTTGTCGCAAGCCCTCGCGCTGCCACATGAGGCAGCCCTGAACAGCCCAAGCCAAGATCCCATCACGCTCTTTGAGCAACTTGCTCGAGAGCAAGTGGTCTCGCTTTTCTGGCGGTATGGTCAAGGTGAAGGGGATCAAGTGCATGCGCCGCTTGATTGCCTCATCGATGTTACGAATCGCTGGTTTGTGGTTGCCAGAGATCACGATCTTGTAAGCGGGAACATAGGTGAAAAAGTCCTGGCGCATAAAGCGAGCAGACACACGGTCCCCACCCGTGATCTCTTTGATCTTTGACTCGTTCCAACGACGCCCCTGCTCAGTCTCTGTGGCCGTTACCAAGCGCGATCCCATCAACCCAGCAAGGTCAGTGGGGTGTCTATCGTTGCGTGACTCCATGAATGTTTCCATGGGTGCATTGGCGGCGTAGTCGCCCATGATCGTGAACAGCGTGTTGACGAAGACAGACTTACCGTTGCCACCCGTGCCATATAGAAACAGCAATGCGTGCTCTGTGGTTAGGCCCGTCAAGCAGTACCCAGCCATGCGCTGCAAATAACTCAGTAACTCGGCATCACCCCCTGTGATTTGCTCGAGAAAAGCCACCCACTGTGGACACTCCCCCTTAGGGCTTGCGGTCGTGATCTTGGTCATACGGTCAATGCGTTGGTGAGGACGCAAAGTGCCCGTCTTTAACTCGATGACGCCCTCTGGCGTATTGAGCTGCCAAGGATCTGGATCCCACTCATCGATGTTGGCCGCGTGCTTGGGGTCTGAGCGAATGATTCGCTCTACAGATGCGATGGATGATGCGCTTGCCAGTTTTGACTTGAGCTTTGGTGTGTCGGCCTTGCGTGAGGCTGCACGGCAAATACCCCGTGAGAGGTGTTGCACGTAGAGCATCTTGTCCTCCACCCAACGCTTGCCGTTCCACCAGAACCACTTGCCCAACTGGGCGCAGTAACGCAGGTCGATGCCATAGCGATTGGTAAACGCAATCGCAAGACCGTCCTCTGTGCTCCAGTTCACCCCATCGACCAAATCAACCGAGGATGTATCAACCTCGGACGGGTCGGGATCTTTGGCGATCGGGAGACGATGTCCTGTGAGGATGAAGCCGTCCACATCAAACGCAACAGCGTCTTCAGTTTGAGCTTGCGCCTCTAGCAGCGCATCCGCAGCATCCCAGCCTGAAGGTTTGAAATCAGGTGGGATCAAGATGTCACACGATCGAGCGCCTGCATCCAAGGCAGCCTTAGCCGCTGCTTCTGCATAGCTCCAACCGGGTGCATCCTTGTCCGGCCAAATCAAGACGGCCTTGCCCTCGAGCGGCTGCCAGTCTGTTT